GTGGCGTGATCGGATTGGACTATGCAGCGGTGCGCTGGCTGTTTAAGCTGTACGACGTAGAGGAACCGCGCGCGCTGCTGGAGGACCTGCAAATCATGGAGGCCGCAGCGATGACCGTGATCAATAAACAGGGGGCATAGCCATGGCCATGAACATGGAGGCAATGCTCAAGATTCGAGCAAATGTCGTCGGAGAGAACAATATCCGCCGCCTTGGCAACTCCATGCAGGGAGTCCAAGGGCAGGTTAAAAATCTTGCAATGTCATTTGACGGCTTGCGCGCAGCCGTTGGCGGAGTCGCCGGTCTGATCGGTGGCGGTTTGATCATTAACAAAATTTTCGGAGATGCAGCGACACTAGAGAGCCAGGCTCGCAGTCTGCAGGTGCTAACCGGCAGCGCGACTCAGGCATCTCAAATCATTCGAGAACTGCAAAGCTATGGAGCACTGACTCCGTTTGAGTCGACTGAACTGATCGAGACGGCAAAGCGCCTAAATGCTTTTGGAGTTGAATCGAATCGAGTTGTTGATGTTGTAAAAACGCTCGGCGATGTAGCTGGCGCAACCGGCGCCAACTTAGGCGAACTCGCGACGGCCTATGGCCAAGTGGTTGCCAAAGGGCGACTGCAAGGCGAGGAGCTACTGCAATTCCAAGAGCGTGGCGTTGCGCTCTCGGCTGAGTTGCAGAAAATGTATAAGCTGCAAGGCCAAGAATTTACCAAGGCACTCGAAGGTGGAAGAATCAGCGCCCAGGCTGTTGAGGTTGCCATTCAGCGTCTTACCGCTGCCGGCGGCAAATATGCTGATGGTGCCATTGCTCAAAGCGATACCCTAAACGGCAAATTTAGCACACTAAAAGATAACATTACAGGTCTCTCGCAAACGATCGGAACAGTCTTGGGTCCGGCTGTTAAAAGAATCTTAGATTTAGCAATTAATGTAATTGATACAATCAATAAGGCCATCAAGCTGGCAATCAGTGGTCCTCAGCAGGCGGAAGCAACAGCATCCGTTCGAGCCGGGCAGTTGCCATTTGGTGGACCCGCTGCCATCGATCGCATCATTGGCGAGCAGCGTCGGCGAGCGCTTCAGAGGCAAGCAGGGAGCGCCTTTTTAGGTGTTGGTTTTAATGAGCAAAACTTCATCAAATTGCTACAGCAGCAGCCTGAATTTTCTGCTCGCGGACAACGGCGCGCCGCGTTGCCAGCCATTCCCCCATTGTTGCCCGGTCGAGCATCAGGCAGTGATGCTGCTGAAAAAGAAAAAGCAGCACAAAAACGTGCTGAGGCTGAGCGTAAGCGAATCGCGGAAGGCATAGCATCTTCGCGTGAGTCACTAGCGCAATCGAGGGCGGAGCTGGCGATTCTTCGCGAAACCGATCCTCTCAGAAAAATCCAGCTCGAATATGCAGAGAGGCGCCGAGCCGTCAGCGCCGCGGCCGATAAGGAATTGCGCCAGCAGTTGCCCATTGAACAGCAAGCCAACATCCAGCGCACCAGATCGGTTGAGATTCAGAAGCTGCAAGTTCAAGAAACCAATGCGCTCATCGAGAAATTCAAGGAGCTGAAGGGCGCCGGCTTCGAGGCCGGCATGAGCGGAGAGCTGTTCTATGCGTCTGTACAGAAAACAACGTCGGCAATGGAAGACTTCCGTGCTGGCATCGGTTCCTACATTGAAAGCATCGGGACACTGGGCGCCAACCTGAGCAATGTCACTCAGACCGCTTTTAAGGGTCTCGAGGATGCCATTGTCTCCCTGACCACTACCGGCACCTTTAGCTTCCGTCAGTTTGCACAATCCATCATCGAGGAGATCACCCGCATGGTCACCCGAATGCTGATCATTGCGCCTCTACTGCGATCTGTGCAGAGCATGTTCGGCGGTGGTGGCGGGGGCGGCTTGCTTGGAGTGGCCAGCACGCTGAGCAAGACCATCGGCTTCGGTGCTAGCGCGATGGGCAACGTCTTCGCCCAGAACGGCATCCAGAAGTTCGCCCGTGGCGGCATCGTCGACAAGCCAACGATGTTCCCCTTCGCCAATGGCATCGGCCTGATGGGCGAGGCCGGACCTGAAGCGATCATGCCATTGCGCCGTGGCCGTGATGGTCGCCTTGGTGTGCAGGCTGCGAACGGTGGCGGTGCGGTGAGTGTGACGGTGAACGTCGATGTTGCTGGCTCTAACGTGCAAGGCGACGGCAATCAGGCCAACCAACTTGGTAAGGCCATTGGCATCGCGGTCCAGCAGGAACTGATCAAGCAGAAACGACCAGGAGGCTTGCTCAACTAATGACCACCTTCACCTACACGCCCAGTTTCAGCGCTGATTTATCGGAGGCGCCTACGGTGCGCACCGTTAAGTTCGGCGATGGATATGAGCAACGTCTTGCCTATGGCTTGAACACACAACCAAAGACCTGGCAGCTTCAGTTCAGCAATCGAGACGATACCGAACGAGACAACATCCTCACCTTCCTACGCGCTCGAGGTGCTACTGAGTCGTTTGACTGGACTGATCCGAATAACTATGCCGGCAAGTGGGTGTGCAGCGAATGGCAGACCAGTCAGGTGAGCTGCAACTTCAACAACATCACAGCCACCTTCCGTCAAGTATTTGAACCCTGATGGCGTATTCAGCCTGGGCTAGTTCAACCGTATACGTTGTTGGCAACATTGTCCGCGCCAGCAGCCTGCCCGGCACCGGCTTGGTGTTCAAGTGCATTGCGGCTGGTACGTCCGCCGCAACGGAGCCGACATGGCCAACGGTTATTTACACAACGCAAACGCTTGACGGCACCCAGTCCAATAAGGTCGGCTTTGTCGTAGATGGCACGGTGACGTGGGCGGCAATCATGGCCGTCTCGCAGGATCTCCAAGGCGCTGCACTATCGTCAATTATTGAGCTGTTTGAACTGCAGCTTGATGCCACCCTGCATGGTGCCACTGATGTGTATCGCTTCCACGCTGGCGCCAATGCACTGAACACGCCAGGCGATGTGATCTGGAATGGCAACGGCTACTTGCGCTATCCCGTGCAGGTCGAAGGCTTTGAGTGGAACGGCCAAGGTCAACTGCCGCGCCCGAAGCTGTCAATTAGCAACCTTGCCAACACCATCAGCGCCCTGTTGTTGATCGTCAACGAGGAGACGCCTAACAACGATCTCATCGGCGCAAAGCTGACACGTATCCGCACGCTGGCACGTTACCTCGACGATGTGAATTTTGAAGGCGGTGTGAACCCCAGTGGTGCCGTTGACCCCACCGCTGAATTTCCGCGAGACATTTACTACATCGCCCGCAAGTCAGCCGAAAACCGCAACGTCGTTGAATTTGAGTGTGCCGCTGCATTTGACCTGCAGCACGTCAAGGCACCCCGCCGCCTGTGCATCAACAATGTGTGCCAGTGGACCTACCGTAGTGCCGTTGGCTGTGGCTATGACCCAACGCAGATTGGACCGTTCTGGACCGCTGCCGATGAACCCGCCACCGAGCTGGCAACTGATGTATGCGGCAAACGACTTAGCAGTTGTATTTTGCGATTTGGTGCGGTTGACGTTCACGGTGATGTCACTAGCGGCAGCAATCTTCTTACAAATCTGACGACAGAAGAGCTAAACCGTATCCATATTGGCGATCCGATCAAGGGACTAGGTATTCCTACTGGTACAACGGTCACGGCGAAGGCGGATACCCAGCTCACCCTGTCCGCCAATGCCACGGCAACAACCCTGATCACACGCAACGGCACGTTGACCGCCAAGGGCACTCAGATGACAGTCGCCAGCGTGACTGGTTTGGCTGCTGGCATGACCATCACCGGCACCGGAGTCCCCACTGGCACGACCATCAAAAGCATCTCCGGCACCACGCTGACGCTAAGCATCGCCAGCAACAGCAACTACCTAACATCGCCAGTCACAAAGACTGTGCAGTACAAAGTTGTCGGCGGGAAGCCTCGTCTTTATATGTCCGACACCAGCAGCATTGCAGCAGGCAATCCAGTAACAGGGAGCGGCATCCCGACTGGCACAGAAGTTGTCGGCATTAGCACCAATAAGTTTGTTGAACTTACGAGCGAAACAAGTGCAGTGCAAAATACCAACTTCACGGCAACGTTCTACACGCCGGCAACTTTTACATCGCAGAGCTATCAGTTCCGCGTTGATGATCGTTATGTAATTCGCCCTGATGGCATCTTGCCCTTTGGTTCGTTCCCCGGCGTTGGCACCATCAAGACATGAACAAAACATCTCGCGCCGCTGCACTGGAGCACGCCAAGGCTTGCCTACCGAAAGAAGCCTGCGGCCTGCTGGTGGTCATCAAAGGCCGCGAACGCTACTGGCCGTGTAAAAACCTTGCCAATGCCGAGGACTTCTTCGTGCTGGACCCTGAGGACTGGGCAGCCGCTGAGGACAAGGGCGAAATCACGGCAGTGGTTCACAGCCATGTGCTGATGCCGCCGACACCCAGCCAAGCCGATTTGGTGGCGTGCGAAAAATCCGGTCTGCCCTGGTACATCGTTAACCCGCAACTGGAGAGCTGGGGCGAGTGCAAGCCATCGGGCTACAAAGCACCACTGATCGGGCGGCAATGGGTGTGGTCGATCACGGATTGCTGGACGCTGGTGCGCGACTGGTACAAGGAGGAATGGGGTCTGGAACTAAAGGATTGGGAACGTCCGTTAAACCCCATGGATTTCGTCAAAGCTCCAATGTTTGATGACTGCTGGGCAGAGGCTGGTTTCCGCGAGTTGCGTGCTGATGAGGAACTGCAGGTGGGGGATGCTGTGCTGATGTCGATTGCTGATCGCGGCCTCAACCACGTCGGCGTCTACATCGGCAACCAAATGATCCTGCACCACCTCGGGGGACGGCTCTCAAGTCGTGACTTGTATGGGGAATGGCTTTTACAATGCACAGGAAGGAGGCTGCGCCATGCTTCGCGAGATTAGGCTCTACGGCAAGCTTGCCAAATTCGTCGGCCAACGCAGTTTCCAGGCAGCCGTCAGCAACGCCGCCGAGGCAGTCCGTTTTCTGCTGGCAAACTTTCCCGGCTTGGAACAGCACATGGCGGATCAGCACTACAAAGTGCTGGTGGGTGACTGGTCGTTGACGCTGGATGAAATCCACAACCCAGCCGGTCAGCAGGTGATCAAGATCGTGCCCGTGGTTGGTGGTGCGGGTGGGGGTGGCGGAACTGGCTCGATATTGGCAGGGATCGGGTTGATCGCTGCTGCGATTGTTTTGGGACCAGCGGCAGGCGGCTTTCTTGGTTTGGGTGCTGGCTTGGGTGGCTCTGGTGGTGTTGTTGCTGCCACAAGCGTTGTTGGTTCATCGTTTGGTTTGATCGGTGGCGCAGCAGCATCTGCGATTGGTTTTATGGGTGCGGCTTTGGTGCTTGGCGGCGTCGCGCAGATGATCGCCCCAACGCCCTCGACCGCATCTGTTAATTCTGTTGGCGGCACCAGCGGCAGCTCAGATCCCCGCGAAAGTTACAGCTTCAACGGCGTGCAAAATACGAGCCGCCAAGGTGTACCAGTTCCCATCATTTTTGGTGAGGTTATTTGCGGTTCAATTACCGTAAGTGCCGGCATTGATGTTGCACAGGTGAAGGTCTGATGACATACATTGCAGGTGCTGGTGGTAACCCCGCCGGCGGCGGCGGGGTTGGCAAGGGCGGCGGCGGTGGAGGAGGCGGTGGCGCTTCTGTAAATACGCCAACAGAAGCCAAGGACAGCCTCGACTCAACAGCCTATGCAAACATCATCGACCTTTTGTGTGAAGGTGAGATAGAAGGTTTTGCAACACCATCAAAAGCTGGTTACGCACGCGATAGCGCCAACTGGAACAAGGCGCTGCTTAAAGATGTCTTTGCTAACGACACCCCAATCCTGCGGGAGTCAGCCGATGTTACCGACATTAAGGACACGGACTATAACTTCACCGATTTCCAAATCAGCAACCGCTACGGCACCAACGACCAAGACCCTGTAACAGGTTTTGATCGCGTTGAAACCGAGGTGTCCATTGGCGTAGAAGTTCAAAAAGATACACCAATCACGCGCACAATTACCGACACGGATACCGATACAGTCCGCGTCACAATTTCGCTGCCTGCGCTTCAACAATTTACGGATCAAGGCGACATCATTGGCACGTCTGTACAACTTCAAATTCAAATAGCCGAGAACGGCGGTGCATTTGCCACAGTTATTGAGGACAAAATTTCAGGGCGGACGGGTGATCTATTCCAGCGCGATTATGAAATCAGCCTAGTAGGTCGCGTTTTTCCGATTGATGTTCGCGTGGTGCGCGTTACTAAAGACAGCACTAGCAGTAAACTGGCCAACCTTTTCAACTGGGCAAGTTATACGCAAATTGTTTCGCGGAAGATGCGCTACCCAAATAGCGCTTACACCGCCATCCGCATTTCCGCCGAACAGTTCAGCAACATCCCTAGCCGTTCGTATCGGATTCGCGGCCTCAAGATTCAGCTCCCCAGCAACGCCACGGTTGACATTGCCACAGGGCGCGTCACCTATGCCGGTGTCTGGAATGGAACTTTCGGCGCTGCTCAGTGGTGTGCCGATCCCGCCTGGTGCCTGTACGCCCTGCTCACCAACACTCGCTGGGGATTTGGCCAGCACATTGACGCCGCACAAATCGATAAGTGGAGTTTCTATCAGGCTTCCATCTACGCCAACGAATTAGTCGATAACGGCTTTGGCGGCCAGGAACCACGCTTCCAATGCAACGTCAACATTCAGACGCTGGATCAGGCATACAACCTCATCAATGAGTTGTGCTCGGTGTTCCGATCTATGCCGTTCTGGAACACTGGTACGCTGACGATCGCGCAGGACAGTCCGCAAGATGCGACATACCAGTTCAACCAAAGCAACGTTATCAATGGCGAGTTCGGTTACAGCACCTCAGACGTAAGCACCCGCTTCAACAGCGTCACTGTGTCCTACTTCGACATGGGCACCCGCGACACAGCGTTTGAAATTGTTGAAGATGTAGACCTGATTGCCAAGTACGGCTTTAACAGCACGGAGATCACGGCATTTGCCTGCACCTCTCGTGGTCAAGCGCGTCGCCTAGCCAAGTGGCTGATCTACAGCAACCAATACGAAGCCGAGACGATCACATTTGCTACCTCGATTGACGCTGGCACGATCTGCCGCCCAGGGCAAATCATCGAAGTGGCCGATCCGATGCGAGCTGGCAGCCGTCGTGGCGGGCGCATCAGCAGCGCAACAACCACCACCGTCACGGTGGATAACGCCAGCGCCAGCAGCATCCCTACCACCAGCACGCCAACGTTGGCAGTGATCCTGCCCGATGGTCGGATGGAGTCGCGCCCCATCACCGCAGTCTCCAACAACACCATCACTGTGGACCCCGCGTTCAGCGAGGCACCTGCAGCCAACAGCATCTGGATTGCCCAGAACACCGCAATTCAAACCAGCACCTGGCGCGTGCTTGCTGTCACTGATGGTGGTGATGGCACGTTTGGCGTCACGGCACTGGCCTACAACAGCAGTAAATATGCCTATGTCGAAGACGGCGAAGAACTGCAAGTCCGTGACATCACCGACCTAAACATCAAATATCCAGGTCCAGCAAACCTCACCCATACGCTGCAGCTTTACAACCTAAACGGTCAGGCTCGCGTCAAGATCGTTCTGAACTGGGAAAGCGTCACCGGATCCAGCGGATACAAAGTCCGTTACCGCGCTGATGACGACAACTGGAGCGAGCAGATCGTTGCTAAGGGCACCAGCTACGAAATCCTCGACGCCCGTGTGGCGATCTACGAAATTGAGGTCTGGACCCTCAACGCCGCACTGTTGCAAACCGGCGTCAGCAAGCTCACGCTGTCCTCCTCTGGCAAATCAACACCACCTGCTGATGTCACCGGCCTGACGATCCTGCCCGCCGACGATGGCACCGCCCTCCTGCGCTGGAACCTGAGCACTGACCTCGACGTGGTGCTGGGCGGCAACGTGCTGATCCGTCACTCCAGTGTGCTGTCTGGTGCGGTGTGGGAGGAGTCCCAAAGCATCGTGGACGCCGTGTCCGGCAACTCCACCGAACGCCACGTGGCACTGCTGGAGGGCACCTACCTGCTGAAATTTGCAGACGTTGACAACAACCGCTCGGTGAACGCCGCGACTGTTGTGGTCGATTTGCCGGCGGTGTTTCCACGGCTGTCCGTCACCACCTATTCGGAGGACACCACCACGCCACCGTTCCAGGGCAACGCCACCAACATGTTTTATTCCAGCGAGCTGGATGGCCTGATCCTTGACGCTGGTGACGCCGTGGACGATATGGCGGTTGACGGTGACTGGGACGCGCTGCCGTCGATTGATGGTGTCGGCGGTGTGGTGGCCGAGGGCGAATACGAGTTTGGCAGCACCTTCGACATGGGTGCCCGCTACGACGTGAACCTGCAACGCCGCTTTGTCACCCGCCCCTACCTGCCTTCTGCGCTCTGGGACGACAAGTTTGAGGACATCGACCTGTGGGCATCCATTGATGAGGACAACCTCGACAAGGTGGACGCCAAGCTCTACGTTCGCAGCACTGACGACAACCCCAGCGGAACCCCGACTTGGGGCAACTGGAACGAGCTGGTCAACGGCGTCCAGCGTGGTCGCGGCTTCCAGTTCAAGACCTTGGCCACCTCAACCGATACCAGCGTCAACATCGTGATCGACGAGCTGGGCGCCGTGATGGAACTGCAACAGCACACGGAGCAATCCGCCAGCCTCAGCAGCGGCGCTGGCACCTACACCGCCACGTTCGCCAATGCCTTTTACCAAGCGCCAGCGGTGGCGATTAGTCCGTCCAACTTGGCGACAGGTGACTTTTTGGAACTTGCCAGTATCACTAGAACGGGTTTCCAAGTAACATTTAAGAACAGTGCCGGCACTGCCGTGTCCCGCTCCTTCACCTATGTGGCCGTTGGTTACGGCAGGGAGGTCTAAGCCTTGGCGCAGCACGATTACGTCATTGCCAACCAGTCGGGCGCGAGTTTCCGCTCAGACCTGAACAACGCGCTGAGTGCGGTTGCAACCAACAACAGCGGCACCAGCGAACCCAGCACCACCTACGCCTATCAGTGGTGGGCAGACACCAACACCGGCCTACTGAAGGTCCGCAATGCTGCCAACTCCGCGTGGGTGACAGTTGGCACGCTGGCAACAGCAAACCTCGGCCTTGCCCCAACCGCATCGCCCAGCTTCACCGGCACCGCCACGTTTGCGGGTGATGTGCTGCTGAGCGGCACCGGCCAACTGGACTTGCCTGCTGGTACGACTGCACAGCGTTCAGGGTCGCCCAACTCGGGCATGATCCGCTTCAACACCACGCTGAGCACCTTTGAGGGATACAACGGCACCGCATGGGGTTCGATTGGTGGTGGCGCCACGGGCGGTGGATCTGATGATGTGTTTTACGAGAATGGCCAGACGGTGGGCACTAGCTACACTTTGACTACCAACAAGAACGCCGTGTCTGCTGGTCCGATCACGATCAACTCCGGGGTGACCGTTACGGTGCCCTCTGGTGCTTCCTGGGTGGTGGTGTAAGTCATGCCAATCGCAATCAACGGCTCTGGAACAATCACTGGCATCAGCGTCGGCGGCATCCCTGATGGCACGGTTGACACTGATGTGCTGGCTGCCAACGCTGTCACCTACGCCAAGATCGGCACCACTGAGCAGGGGCAACTCTGCAAAGCGTGGGTGAACTTCAACGGTGGTGCTAACACTAACTTGACTGGCACCTATTCACAGTCAGGCACTACGGTCACCGTTACCGCAACGGCACATGGTTTGATCGCCGGTAATACTGTCTTTGCGGACATCACCAGCGGCACTGGAGTAGACGGCACTTATACAGTTGCAACTGTCACAGATGCCAACACATTTACCTATACGGCTGGAACAAGTTTGACCACCAGTGGCAACATCACACTAGTACGCAACACAATCCGCGCCAGCTACAACGTAAGCAGCATTACGGATAGAGGCGTAGGAGCTTATTCGGTGAACTTTACGACGGCTATGCCAGATGCGAATTATGCCGTTGTTGGCATTGCCGATCAAACAGCCAATGTAAACACCACCGTAGGCGATCACAACGTTGCTTTGGCAGGAGGCGGCGGCAACTCTACAACGGCTGCTCCTATCTACATCATTGGTCCTCTGGGCAACAATTTAGCAGCAGCTTTTTATGATCCTCAAACAGCCTCCGTCGCCATCTTCCGCTAACCCCATGAACAGAATCATCTACCAAAACGAGACTGGCGGAGTCTCCATCATCATTCCAACCGAGTCCGTAGAACTGGCTCTCAAGGACGTTCCCGAAGGCGTGCCCTACGAGATCGTGGACGAAGCCGACATCCCCAGCGACCGCTACTTCCGCAATGCGTGGGTGATGGGCGACTGCTGCGTGGAGCACGACCTCGACAAGTGCAAAGAGATCGGCCACGACCATCGCCGTCAACAACGTGCAGAGGAGTTCGCCCCCTACGACGAGGTGATCGCCAAGCAAATCCCTGGTGCTGACGCCGTTGCAGCAGAGGAAGCCCGCCAGCAGATCCGCGATAAGTACGCCCTGATCCAAGACGTGATTGAAGGCGCATCTACCCCCGACGAAATCAAGACCGCCTTGGAGGCAAACCAATGACACTCAGACTCGCAGGCTCGACATCTGGCTACACAGAAATTGACTGCCCCTCTGTAGGCGGGAACAACACGCTGGTGCTTCCGACTGGTAATGGGTCCGCAGATCAGGCGCTGGTCACCAACGGCAGCGGCACCCTGAGCTTCGCTGATCGCGGGCGGATGGTACTTGAAACCGCTCAGGCAACGACCAGCGGCACCAGCAAAGACTTCACTGGGATTCCGAGTTGGGTGAAGCGTATAACTGTCATAATCAACGGTGTTTCCACTAGCGGATCATCTACAACGCAGGTGCAAATAGGCTCAGGATCATTTACGACAAGCGGCTATGCAGGCAGCTACACACAAGTGGCCGCATCAAATAGTCAGGCCAATTTTACAAGCGGTTTTGCTCTTTCTTTGTGCGATTCAGCCACCGTCGCGGTAGGGACAGCGGTGTTGAATCTTATTTCTGGCAACACTTGGATTTATGCTTCCAACATTGGAAGAACCAATCAAGTGCAAAGCACTATTGCCGCTGGGTTGCTGGCGCTCTCCGGCACCCTAGATCGCGTCCGCATCACCACCGTCAACGGCACCGACACCTTTGACGCCGGGTCGATCAACATTCTTTACGAGGGCTGATCATGAGCACAGTTAACACGACCAACCTCAAGAACCCCAGCTCCGGCAGCAATAATATCGTTCTGGCGACTGACGGTAGCGCCACGATTGCCACGCTCAGCAGCACCACGATCACCGGCACCACAATTCAAGGCACGATCAAGTCGGGCACTGCAGTTGCTTCGACCAGTGGCACCTCGATTGACTTCACCAGCATCCCAAGTTGGGTGAAGCGGATTACGGTGATGCTGAGTGCTGTGAGTACAAGCGGAACAGGTTTAATACGTTTTCAACTTGGAACATCAAGCGGTGTTGTAACCACGGGATATAACGGTGTTGCAAGTCAGTTAGGCGGCGGTACTGCCAGTGCTACCTCTACCAGTGGATTTGATTCCACTAATGACGGTGGAGCATCGTACAATCGAAGAGGTCAAATTATTTTTTCAACACTTGGGTCTAACATTTGGGTAATGAATGGTTGTTACAACTTGGGAACAGGTGCCTTCCAATATTTATTTAGTGGCGATGTAACCCTTGGCGCAACTTTGGACCGAGTTCGTATAACTACAACCAACGGCACCGACACCTTCGATGCTGGCACCATCAACATCCTTTACGAGGGCTAAACCATGCATCGCATTGTTGTTGACGTACAAACCGGCGAGCAGGAAATCGTCGAACTGACCGCCGAAGAAATCGCGGAGATCGAATCCCGCCCGCAACCTGAGCCACCTGCCGAGCTGACGCCTGCTGAAAAGCTGGCCGCTAGTGGGCTGACGGTGGAGGAGCTGAAGGAGTTGCTCGGGATCTGATGGCCGTCCGCAGCAAGACCGGCACCGCTCGCATCGAGCATCAGCCAGGTCCACCAAAGACCACACGCCAGGGGTTCGGCCAGCAGTCCCGCCCACGGCGCCGCGGCCGCAAGCCGCTGAGGGGGCAAGGCCGCTGATGGATCGCGATACGCTCGAAAACTGGCGCAAGATTCGCGACCACCTCGAGCGTGTCGGGAAGACGGACAATCATTACTATCGCCGTGCGGTGGTCATCCTGCAGGGGAGGCCGGACCCGTTCGATCGCTACGATGGATGGGATGGAAGTCGCCACAGCGATGGCTGAAGAACCACAGAGCGTAGGTGGCGTCTTCTCCGCCTCGCTGCCCACCGTTTTAGCTACTGGCATGATCGCCATCGGTGGTCTGCTGATCTCGATGCAGATCCAGTCCGCACGGATCGAGGCCACTGTGGTGCAGATGGCCAAATCGATTGAAGAGCTGAAGATTGACGCACGCAACGAACTGTCCGACCTGGACAAACGCGTGCGCGCACTGGAGCTTCAGCAGTAACTTAGAGATTCAGGCACTCCTGCTATGTCCCCTGAAACCATTGCGATCATCGCGATCATCGTGGCCGCTGGCTCCGAGATCATCGCCGTCTCCCCGCTGAAATCCAATAGCTGGATCCAGCTTCTCCTTCAAGCGCTGCGTGTTGTATTCCCTAAGCGCCGCTGATCATGGCCAACACGGCGCCGATCACACTGCAGGCTCTGTTCCGGTACTACAAGGGACTCCCCCATCAGGCCGCGGCGATCAGCTTGCTCGAGCAAGACCTTGCGGCCAATGGCTACCAGCAGGCGATGCGGCGTGATCGGCCGTGGTTCGAGGCTTGGTCGCAAGATGGCAAGCAGGTCGATCTATCGGTTGGCATCAACCTGATCAAGCAGTTCGAGGGTGTGCATCTCTCCGCCTACCCGGATCCGCTCAGCGGTGGCGATCCATGGACGATCGGCTACGGCACCACCCGCTATAGCGGTGGTGTGCCGGTGAAGCGTGGCGACAAGATCACCATGATCGAGGCCGACATGATGCTCCGCCTTGAGGTGGATCGTATTGCCGACAAGCTGGCCAGCACCATCCCGCACTGGAAGGTGATGGATGACAACCAGCGATCGGCGCTGGTGAGCTTTGCCTACAACCTCGGTGCTGGCTTCTACGGCACGCCCGGCTTTGAGACGATCAGCAAGGTGCTGCGCGAGCAGGCATGGGACAAGGCGCCCGCCGCCATGGAGCTGTACCGCAACCCTGGCACCAACGTCGAGGCAGGCCTGCTTCGCCGCCGCAAAGCAGAAGGCGAGCTGTGGGGTGACCATCGGCC